CTTGGTTTGATGAATGCTTAGGCAGCTTACGGGCCTTTTGTGATGAATTCAGCGTCAGGGTGACGGATTACACCTTGTCAGACTGTTACCGGGCTTTTGTCTCTACTGATGCAACCCCTAAACACTTTAGAGGGGTCAGGCTTTCAGGCTTTGACCGGGAGGCAATGCCCAGCGGGTTTTGCTTTGACTGTGATCTACGCTACACATTTCATGATGAATTCAAGCGAACGGGTGATGCGTATCACGCATTCGAGACTGCGATAGAGGCTTTTTTGTCAGCAGTTAAGCGCGATATTGAATGGCAATACTCTGACGAAGCCATAACGGACATACTTGAACAGAATGACTATGAATTCACCGAAGATGGAGAAATGGTATGAAAATTGATGTCAGATTTTTTGTTTTAGATTTTGAATCCGAAGATGGGCCAGACTTGATTGAGGTTTCAGAGGGTGAATTTTTGGCTTATGAGGGCCAAATTTCATATGAGAGACACACAGTCAGAGAAAACGGTTGCAGTCAGATTTGCTTAACAAAGGGGCTTTCATGCTAAGTGTAAAAATTTTCAAAATGGCTTTTCCGTATTTTTTGACAAGATGCCCAGCGGCTACTACTGCGTTAAGCTGCGCGATAGAAAAGATGATCTTATTGACAAGATCATGTGTGACGATTACCGAATGGCAATGGAGTACAAAAAAGCCTTTTCAGCAATAGCAAAGAACGGGGGCAAAGCATGAAAATTGATAAATTTAACGTCAGGATTGTGCGCACGGGTGACAGTTACGGCCACAATTTTTGCCTGACTCATAGCGAAGATGCGCCCATTGTGGAGTTTTATGATTCACGGTATGCGCACACTGAATTCGGTCAATTCATCAGCCGCTACTACGTCAGCACAATCCTAGAATCAGACAAGGGATTGTGTTTAGAGGGATCAGTGCCTGAATGGTCAGTCAGTGCTGACGATATGGCCGCCGTGCGTGAATGGCTTAAAAAAGAGGTGGCAGCATGAAACCCGGTATTTTTGGTGTTAACTTAGCGGATAACAATTCCCCCCTCTACATTGTTCAAAGGGTTAGCGGCTTGGCTTTGCTTTGCAGCGTGCGTTTTGACGATCCCCCGTGCTGCTGGGTGACAATCGAGAAAGAGGATTTCTGGCCCCTGACCTGACGCAGTAAACCCAAATGAATCCGGCTTTATGCCGGGTTTTTTTGGGCTTGCTAAGTAAGTGAGCGCACACTTCAGTTTTTTGGGCCTTTGAGGGGCTTTGAGGCTTTGACCTAGTGTCAGGGTAAGCCGGGAAATTTGACCCAGCTAACGGGCGAAGCTAGGCGGTATCGGTTGACGTGCTAGGGGTTGACAACAAAAAAGGCCCCCTTAAAAAGAGGGGTTGTGTGAAAAAAGAGACAAGGGCCGCGATATTTTCGGGGGCTTGTCTGACGGGTCAGGGCTTGATTGTCTCGCTGCTTGGCTTTTTGAGGCTTTCAGGGGTCAGCGTCATAATGTAATGCTTTTCCATGAAAAAGTGTGATTCTGTGACTGAACGGTATAGTATTTGACTGAACTTGTCGTTTTGTGACTGGTCAGTATAGTTTTTGACTGCACCGACCAGTTTTAGACCTACCAGTTAGAAAAAAATGGCAAATCGAGCCAGAAATTCCCAACTTTTGCCCTAGAAAGTGCCCGTACCAAAATTTTTTGGGGCTTTGGAATTTTCAAAACCGTACGAAAATATTTCTCTTTTCCTCAGTACCAACGAGTTCCTTTGACTGTTGTGTCGAGTGTTCGCTTAACAAAGTTTTCTCTTGCCTGAGCGAGTTTCAATGGGAACTGGTCTTTGGCTGTCTTTTCTGCCACGCCGTAGAAGTCGTATCTCTTTCGGTAACTGGCCTTGGGTGCAAAGAACATTACGGGCTTGATGGCCGAGCCGAATGCTGTCTTGTATCTTGCCCAGATGCCTGACTTCAAGTGCTGGACTTTTTCTCCAGTCTTCCAGCTACCTTGTCCAACCCGTGATTCACCCTTCCTTGCCACGAAATATCTGGCCTTGAAGTTCTGCTTCACGTTACGGGCTTTTGACTTCTTTGTCTCGTTCTGCTGCGATCCAGATAGGTAGAACGCTTGAAGCTGCGACAGGATTTCGACAATTTGGCTGGGAGACATATTCCCGTAGGAGTTTCTTCTCACGCCTGACCCTGGTGCTGGAACCGTGATCTCGTTTGTTCCAAGTACGCCAATGCGTCTGAGCATGAACTCAAAACGCTTCTGAGGACGGTTTCCACCGTGTATCTGGGGCAACAGGTAGTGGAACTGGCTGTCTGAGTTCTTGACCGCAACGTACGCCTCGATCTTTGCCAGTGTTGCGTAACGGTAGAAGATGCTGTTCAGGGTGTATCGAGTGGGTCTGTCGAACACCTTGGTCATCTCTGCTCTTTGGGCATCTCTGATCTCAAACGCTGTTTTGTTCAGTGCTGAGACAAAAGCAGAGACTTGACCCTTCTGAATCTTCTTCAGGGCAGTCTTCACTGATGAGATGTTAGAGCCAAGTTCAACCATGAACCATTATAGGAAAAAAGACCCGGATTGGATACCGGGTCAAGACTTAGCTCTGTTAGCCATCTTGGGAGACACAAGATGCAGAGGTTAAGCGGGTGGATTTTACAATCGGTCTTGCTCTCTTGTGCAGGATTTGATGCCTCACATAGTTGGTCATCTTCTCTAACTCATTAACACTAGAAGATTTGAGTTGCAAATCATGCAGCTCCATTGCGAGGTTTACGGCTTGCATCTCAGGGCCACGGAAGACAAACCTTCCTGTCTCAACACCTCTGAGCGCCATGTTGAACACTGCGTCTTGAGCTTCCCTGATCTCAACTCTCCAGTCCGCACCCTTGCCGTGAACAGCATAGGCTTCTGTCATGTTCAAGGCGGCGATCAGTATGTCAAGCTGGTCACGGTTACCTCTTCCCTGGACAACTTCTGTTAGTGCTGAGTGATTCTTGGCCTTCAAGATCGTCAGAGCATCACCACACTCAGAGATTGGCTTGAGGCCAGCCAAGACCCAATTAAGGGCATCCAGACGCACTCCCTTTGGCTTGTATTTAGATTTCTTCTTCATGATTCTTCAAATGTTGGAAGTGGACACCAGTGCGTCCATGTGTCTGACTCACGCCATGATCCAAGGACTGCAACGCCCATTCCTTTGTGTATCAAAAGCATCTTTGGGCCACGGGGAGGTGGCGTGACCTTGATGTCGATCCAGTGGTAGTCCTTGTCTACCATAGCGGCTTTGCTGGTTGTGGTCGTTATTGCCATAAAGATACACCTCCAGCGAATGTAGTTTTGATTCTTGATTGCTTAATTGTTGTTTGCTTCTTTAGGTAACTTTTGCGGCTGCGTTCCTCTTGAGATGTTGGTCGCAAAGGCTTTGCGTCTTCATGGTCACCAAGAGAATAAATCTTTACCCTGTTGCGGCCATCAGTCTCGTTTGAGTAACATATAACGTAAACCATTCCGTGAGACTTCATCTCTGTCAAAAGCTTACCAATTACCTTGGGATGAGCGCCTGTGATTTCTGCCAGTTGCATTCTGCTTGCTGGCCCTTCCATTAGGGCTTTGAATACCTGAACTGCTTGGGTAATGTTCATTCGTCTTCCAATGGTTTACGTTTTTCCTGTCGCCAGATGGCATAGCCACACATCAGTCCGTGAAACCATGTGATGCCCAGCATGATCCATGTGTCGGTGTCAATCTCTCTCATTTTTGCTCCTCAGTTTGGATTCGATGGCGCTTGCAAACCGTGCTGGGTTTAAGTCGTAGCAGGCCAGTCTCTCCGGCTCCGTCAGCCCAACCCATGTGCGCTGTGCTGGTAAGCGATCATAAAGTGCCACAGCCCCTTCATCAGTTTCAGCGCAATCAGTCCAGCCAAAAGGCTCGGCTTTGAAGTAACCAAACGGCTCCTGCTGCACGGGTGCTGGCTGCTCTGCCAGTGCAGCATCCACAGCACTTTCAAGCTTGGCATGGGCGCTTCGTTTGAGGTTCGTGCTTCCAGAAAGATGTGCATCACGGAAATCGTAGGCGGCCCCCATGATTGCGCCTTTTGCTGCACTTGTTGCAGGCTCCTTCACGGGTGCTGGCTGCTCTGCCATCCTTGCTCTCTCGTCAGCACGGACAAGCTCGGCAAAGCGCATGATGTTCTCAGTTTGGCTTTCATTGTTCTCAAACTCAGGAATGCCACAGGCTTCAGCCATCTCAATGGTTGTCTTAGTAGCCATTTGCGCTCTCCCAGCCAGACTCCCAAAAACCTTTCTCGCCTTCCATCTCAAGCTCGGCAATCTGCTCTTTGCTGAGAATAGGCGTTACGTCTTGGCACTCAAAGAACACACCGTTAAAGCTCGGTGTTGCGTTACCGTCATCCCAGCTAACGTTAAACCAAACAGACACGACAGCACCGTTAAGTGTTGTCTTGTACTCAAAGTCTTCGATCATGGACATCTCCTGTGTTGATGTGTTTATTGTCTAGCAGGAGATCAGTCTTTGGAATTAGTAGAAACCCTCATAGGGTTTGGTACATCATCAGGCCACAAGCCACGGATATGCAAAGCGTTAACAGTTAAGTAATGTGCGTCAAACCACATAGCCATGCGTTCGGCTTTGCTCATGGATGTGCCTTGGTCAAGCTGGCTGTGACAGGTAAAGCAAAGGCTTGCGATCAGGTTGTCATCGGCCTTGATGCCTCTACCTTTTCCGCCGCCCCAGTTTGTATGTGCGGCCACAACAGTACCGTCATCAGCACCACAGTGTTGACAGGGTATTTGTCTAGCAGCCTCAAGCAGTTTCTTGCTGCGAATGTATTTATGCTTCGGGAACATCATCTTGCACAACCTTCCACCATGCTTTGAACTCAACAGGGTCATACCAACTGTTCTTGCCAAAAGAATTTGACCTGTGAACAATCTTAGGTTTAGGTCTGTCTTTCCTGACCATCTTTGCTTTTACGTTTACTTCTTGAACGCCAAGCATCTCGCATATCTCATGGAAGTTCTTAAGAGGCTTGTTGATCTTTCCAGCGATTTGTCGCTTTCTTAAATCGCCAATTGTTTCAGCGAACTTCAAAACATCACCTCTTGCGTTTGCTTCATTGGCTCTGGCTCAAACAGTTGGCCTTGTGCCACGGCTTGCTCTATGCGCTTGCAGGCGATGTCAAAGTATTTGGGCTCACGTTCGATGCCGATGAACTTGCGGCCTAGCTGGATGGCGGCTACTCCTGTTGTTCCGCTTCCCATCATGCAATCTGCAATTTCTTTTGCCTTTGAAAGCTCAATGCACCACGCCATCAATGAAACGGGCTTTTGTGTTGGGTGCTGTTTGTTTGGCGTTCCTCTGGTTGCACTTTCTTTGAATATTGCAGCGGGTCGGTTTAGGTTTGTCCAAGCCAATTCAACTTGCGAAAAGTTTTCCCAAGGCTGCTCTTTGTCCCAAACAAGCATTCCCCTTGCTGGTGGAAGCTGAAAATAGTTTCCACCCCAAATGATCTGCGTTTCAGATTTTTCCATCAGCAAATCAAAGAACTCCTTTGGCGGAGCAATGTCCCAATCAACATCTGAAACATTCAAAAGTCTGTTTTTCAATGTTCCCGAACCCTGCTGACGCGCTGACTTGCGAACGACTTGGCCGCTGCAATTCCCATCGGTTATGTTCAAAATTCCATATGGAGGATCGGTAATCACAGCATCCACCTTGCCCAGCGTTGGCAGCACTTCCATGCAATCACCCAAGTAAAGGGTGGCGTTACCGATTTCAACTTTCATTCTGTTCCCCAATGCTTGTAGGCGACCATTTAACTTCACGCTCATCACCAAAGGCGTGAGCAAGCGTTATCAGGTCTGTCATCTCTTGCTTTGTCATTTTGCTAGTTGAAGAACCCAAAACAACAAAGCCACCATCAATGCCTGGGATGGCTCGTTGCTTCTTCAGTCCAGCAGTCAGCAAGTCTTTATATTCTTCTTTGGTAAGCTTTTGACCGTGCCACATAACTTGACGTGATAAGTCTGTAAGCACTGACCACATCAACTGGTTCTGCTCTTGGCTGCGCTTTTCCTGCTCAATTGTCAGCACCAGCTTGTTTCCAGCGAGTAAGTAAGGTTTTGCGCGGCTCCATACGTCTTTCAGGACAGTGTGCGCCTGACTCGCATTGTGAAGAGTTACTTTCACGGCAACTCCTCCCGAACGCATATGTGGACGCTGGCAATGGTGTCAAAACGTTTGGTTGCGTGCAAAGAAACAACTTGCTTGTCATCAAGATAAACAATGTTGTTCATTGCATCAAGCACTGATTTGCAAACATTGTCTATGTCATTGACCTTTGGCCTTTCAATCCCAGCCAAACAATTAGCACGCCTCTGTTTGCTGTAACTGGCGGGGATAGCATGGTTCGCATAGATATAGACCGCCACAGGCGTTTCTAGTGGCTCTGATGACCCCATTGCTTCCCGTGCTTTGTCGGCAATATGCTTTTCATAGTCAACTGTTTTCTTTGGCGTGTATGTTCGGCCTCTTGCAAACCTTGGGCGCTGCTTTCCAACAGGATCGCCCTCAACGTTAAAAATTACTTGGAACATTATTCAAGCTCGCCTTTTTGTAATTTAACCATATAAGACCGAATGCGCTCAACAGAACCTCTACCGTAAACACGCTCCAGCCATTCCATGCGAACAGGTGTCAGCACTTTTTGACCTGTAGACTCGTATGTGCGGTAAAGCACTCTCGCTTCACCAAGCTCAATCTGGTATCTGTCACCGGGATTGGATACCTCTTTTCTGGAATAGGCCACAGTGTTTACCCTTAGTACGGCATTGGGTTAAGTGAAATCAAGCCCCACTTCATTTGCGGGTATTTGCGAACAATGTTTAGCTTCTGAAGTCTGGTGATGGCGTACCAGACTTGCTTTGTTGTCCAGAAGGTGATTTCTTCTATCTCTTTGCTGGATAACTCACCGTGTTCTAACAGGCGTTTGAGTGCGTAAATCTTTGTCATTTCTTCATCCTTGCAATCAGTTCAGCAATCCGCTTCTTGTTCGCAGCCATTTGCTCGGCAGTCAGTTTGTTTTCCAACATTGGGAGCGTAGGCTCTGGCGCTTTTCTGCACATCGCACGGAACTCAAGCACTGTCGGCGGCTTACCACTGTCAGGCATGTTTTTCAAAGCATAAGCAATTGAGTCTGGATGATCTTTGAATCCAGCCAACTCATGCGCCCAATCAGCCTTCACTTCAGTTATGTCCAGACCCTCCCAGCGGCCAAGAAAGTCTCGGCCATAAATCATTGTCAACTTTGTGAAGATGCGTTCAACCCAAGGCATTGGCAAGCTCATTTGTTCACCTCAATGACTTTCTGTGCTGGCATGTCAATCGTGCGGAAGAAGTCGCTGGCATCCTGGTAAGGAGCTTGCTTGGCAATGCTTGGCACTGCCTCTTGCATCTTCAATCGCATTGATCGCTGGTAGACAGTCTCTGTCTGGTTTTGCTTTTCATCAGACTTCAACCAAGAAGCCTCAAGTCCTTGCGAACCACGAGCGCACCAGATCGTCAAGAATGCGTTAAGAGTTATTCCAGCCTTCTCAGCCTCTTTCCTTGCCGACTTCAGGACTGTTTCGGTCACAGGTGCTTTTTTGGCTTTCCTGAGTGACAACCAATCTTCCCATTCTTGTAAACCAACATCAGGAGGGCAAGCAACTTTAGTTGCGTTCTTCTTTGCCTCTTTCTTTGTCTCTGTCTCTGTCTCTCTCTCTGTCTCTGTCTCTGGGATAGCATCTTGATAGCCGTCTGCTAGCACTCCGCTAGCAACAACAAAAAAACCCTTATCAATCAACGGCTTAACGCCATCTTGATAGTCCTTAGGGGTGATGTGAAGCCGAAACACTAGCTCGTCCAGTGAGCCATCAAAAATGCCATCTTTAGACTCAGATGCTAGCAGCCATAGCAATGGTGCAAGCGCCTTGCTAGCAAGTGGCAAGCACATGAAAACACGGTCGTTTAGTAGATCACGGTGTAGTTTTATCCACGGTGGGCAACGGTCTTTGTAATGCTGAAAGACTGACCAATTTTTAGGCGTGAGCAGCATCATAGACCTCACGGATATGTTTGTTTGTTGCTGAACAAAAATCTGAGATTAAGTCAAGCTCAACGCTTGTAGGTTTAAACCATTCGCCTCTTACCCGAACATGAGCGAGCAATTTGTGCATCACAGATTCAACTTCTGAATCTCTAATTGTTCTGATGCCATTGTAAAAAAACAGACTAAAAGGACATCCAGACTGAATGTTGTTCATCCGTTGCTTAAGTGATTTTGTTCTACCAATCTTGATGTACTCAAAATTTGGCGTAGCAATGACGTAAACAATTGGCATTTTTGAAATGCGAACTGCAAGACCAACGAAATCACTTTCGTCATGTTGAAAGTAAAGCATTTAGCTTCTCCGCAAACTCCCTGAAAGAAACAAGCGGCAGGGGGGGAGTACCCTTTTCGGTCAGGGGATCAGTCCCGACCTAGCCGTGTTTCAAGCAACTATATCACTTCTTTGGTGGCTTGCCAAAGTATTGTTTGGTTCCGTCTGCGTTATCTTTCTTCAAGATTGTCCAGCCATGTGTTCTGACAAGCCTAGCCATTTTGCTGTGGGGACTTGTGGTTGGCAGATAACGTGCTATCTCCGCTGCTGTCGTTCCCTCCTTCTTGGCTAACAGTACCTTGATGCGCTCCGTCTGGCCCACTGGTTTCTTTTTGAACATTGACATCATCTGACTTCTCCTTGCCAAAAATGGCGTTCCAACGGTTAGAAAAATCCTCTGCGGTTACAGAGTAAGGACGGGGTGAACTGCCTTTGCTCATTTTGGTGATCTCTTTAAAGTGCGTTGTTTAGGGGTTGCGTGACCAACGTGCCAGTAATGGCAGTGAGGGCACTTGTAGGCTTCCATAGGGCTGTCTCTGCGTCTTCCTACGATAACCAGTGCAAGCTCCTTTGTTGGCAGCTTGTCCTTGCCTTGGCACTGTGAAACAGGATCGGTTTTGTATGTCATGCTTCTCTTGCTTTCAGCATGGCGTCTGCAAAAGCCAAAGCAGAATCTTCAATCCATCCAGACTGAGCACCACCATTTTTTAGTATTTCATTTGCCAACTTTGGATTTGCCAACAGTCCCTGCAATGCCTTGGCCGCAAAGTAGTCGCGTAGGTTCATGCCTCTTTGTTCAAGAATGACATTTAAATTTGGCGCTTCTTGCTTAACCCAGTTCATTGGAAACGCTAGCCCACCTGTGTTTTTAGTCATGTTATGCCCTCGAATATGCAATTACTTGGATTGGAACGTTGTAGTTCAATGGCTTACCCTTGTTCTGTGCTGCTGCTATTTCAGACTTGTTGAACAGCCCTTTGGCAGTAGACAGATCAAACGCATTGCCACGGCTTTTCGGTGTTCCGTCTTCCCAAAAATATGAGGATGAAAACTTCTTATCAGGAGCCTGATTAAGTTTCTTGCCTGTCAACTTGAAAAAGAAGTTGAGCTTCTGAGTCTCGCCAAGACGTTCAGTTTTGACAATTGTGATGTAGCCATCTTTGAGAAGTTCGTTTTTCACCAGAGCAGGTGAGATGTCAAACTTTCCAGCCATGCGGTTTGCAATCCGGCGGTGAGGTGAATTGTCTTTCTTGATCTGGTCAAGATAGAACTGTTTAGCGGCTAATTTGCTCAATGTAGATTCTCCTGTTTAAAAGATGCTCAAGGGTGACGATCAGAAGTGCTTTGGTTGCCGCATCAAGATCGCCAGGGTGATCGGTGTAGCGGTTGACCAGTGAGATCGCATAGTCTAGCAATGCTTCGCTGGCCTCGTACTCGTCTTTGTCGTGTTGGTTCATAGCGCAAAGATTACACGCAAAAACGTGTTTGCACATCAGGGTTTCTACTGATGTTTTTTTTATTTCTTGGTCATAAGATAGAGGCTCAACAACTTAGGAGTGTCCATGGAAATTAAGTTTACCCGTGCAGAAGTTGAGAAAATTCTTCTTGACTACGCAAACAAAATGGTTGAGGGCTACGACTTTAACCACGTTGAGGGCAGTAGCTATCGTGGTCTGCCTGACTTCATTGAGCTGACAAAGGAAGAAGATGAACACACAAGCCCTGAGTAAAGTTCGCAGCCTGTTCTGCGTTCAAGGTGTACCAGTACACATCCAGCGTCACAACTGCCGCCAATGGGTCAAATCAATCAGGCATCTTGGCGACAAGTGGCTTCTTGCACAGAAAGTAACAAGAAAATGAAAGTCTATCAAGCAATCAATAAAGTCCAAGCTGAACTTGCAAAACAAGGTATCGGCAAAGATCGCAAAAACCAAGCACAGGGCTACAAGTTTCGATCTATTGATGACGTTTACAACGTGTTGTCATCAATCCTTGCAGAAAACAATCTTTGCGTTCTGCCTCGCATTATTTCGCGTGATTTACGTCTAGCTGAAACAAAAAGTGGCGGGTCAATGCACTACGTTACGGTTGAGGCCGAATTTGATTTTGTATCAAGTGAAGATGGCACAAAACAC